GTTTTGCCGTCTGTGCCGGTGGCTCCAGCTGGACCAGAAGTGCTTACCCATTGTGAAGAACTTCCGTCATTATAATAAAAGTTAAGTGATCCATCAGAATCATCAAACCACAATTCACCGTTGCTAGGACTTGCTGGAGGAGTTCCTCCGGTTGAAATTGAAAATGGCAATCCAGCAGGTCCAATAGGTCCTGATACTGCTACCCATTGTGAAGAACTTCCGTCATTATAGTATACATACATTGAACCATTAGATGTATTATACCAAAATTGACCTGAAATAGGATTAGCTGGAGGAGTAGGACTTGCACTACTACTGGCGCCTACAGAATCTCTCCAAACACCTTTTGCTGCATTATATTTATATTTAACGCCGTTTGGAGCAACATGTGTATCACCGTTGCTAGGACTTGCTGGAAAATTTACTCTGGCCATTTATTCCCTCTTATAATATTCTTTCAATATGGTATTGCATATATCGGTACACTCTTTATACCCTTTTCTGAAACGATTATTTACATGACCGTTTTTTGTAAACCATTTTATGTTATTTATACAACTAGATTTCCTCTTTTCTGGTATTTCAAAATTTAGAATGAATGATTCATATTGGAATCTGAGACTCAAAAGTTCTCCTATAGATTTCATGTTATTGACTCATATAGTTCTTTCCAATCATCATATCTCGCAAAATAACTATCTTTATTATGATCATGTGCTATTAGAATAGAATCTAATCCAAATCTATCACCACTTTCTGCATTTTCATGCTTATCTTCAATCCATAAAAGATTACTGTCTGCGTATGGCTCTAATGCATCGTCTTTATCCTCACCAACGTTAAGAAAAACATATTTCTCAAATGCAGTTTTACCAAAAAGTCTTTCCGTGTTTTCAATTCGTAACTTTCCAGCAAAGGGATCTTTAGATAATGAAGTTATCATATGGAAAACGTAGCCATGTTCCTCATGGAGTTTCCTAACATATTTAATAGAATCTCTGAGTGGAGGTAAAAAACCAATACGAGAAGATTCGTTAAAATATTTTACAAGATTGCTTTTAGTATCTTCATCTATATTATATCTTTTAGCCATATCATATGAAGTTGCATAATCATGATGAATTGAATGACCATTACCGATCATCCAATCATTAAATGCTTGTTCCCAATTCATCAGCACCCCGTCACAATCGGTAAGAATCACCTTGTTCATAATATTTCCTTTTTATCATTTTAAATCTAGATCGATTTCCTCATCATCAAATTCGTTCAATATATCTTTTATAGAACTATTTACTTTGATTTTAAAATTATCTCGATTTTCTTCTACATCTCTAATTTTAAAATCTTTTCCATTTTGTGAATGGGATTTATGCCTATCACGTTTCTTATTCCGAGGATCGTACCTACCGAACTTTGCCATTTTAGATCATCTTACTCCTTTGTTTTAATAGTTGTTAATTTATGTTCTCTATCCAAATACTTATATTCAATCTTAACAGGGTCCCACACCTCAATATGGTCTAACACCAATCTATAATCAAATGGTCCACATGTATATACATCTAATTGTATGAGTGCGGGATCAGGTTCATTCCAAACATGACAAGCCATATGAGAAGTTTCAATAATACAAACACAGGTTGGTCCTTTATTACCTTCTATTGTGGTAACATTCGCGCTAATTGGACCGGCTAATAGTTTCATACCTATTATATCAATAAGTTCAGTCATCCACTTTTTCAGTTCTTTTTCTGAAGGAGGATTACTGGCTTCTATTCTAAGAATAATGTGTTTATGTTCTATATCTACCATATCAAAAAAATATTTTATCTAGTGTTTGAGGTCCAGCAATACCATCAGGAGTACAGTTATTCTCTCTTTGCCATGCTTTAAGTGCTGCCTCTGTACCTGGACCAAAATCTCCATCGGCAGTTAATCCGAGACATTCTTGGAGTTTCTTTACAGTATCGCCTTTTGAGCCTTTGCGAATAAGACTATATGTTACATCATCATTATCTTCATCTGGTTCCCAGTGTCCACCAAGAACTTCTAGCGCATGTGCATAGTGCTTTTTACGATCAGCAAGACCGATAGTTCCGCCATTAATACGCTTAGTCATACGAACAATATCGTCATTATCACAATACTTATTAATATTATTTGTTTTCCAAAACCAGCAAGCACTTTCAATAGCACCCTGTTTTGTTCTTACATAATCAGTTGCTTCTTCAGCAGACATACCTACGGTCTTACCAAACTCTGTGTAGTTATAGCGTCCAGTTAGTTGCAGAATACCACCACCTCTAAATCGCCAGCCGTCGCCAGAAGCAGTGTCTCCATTATCCATACGACCAGCATAAATGCGATTAGCAATTTTTTCAGGTTGTCTATGATATCCTTGAGCATCGACTCCAGCACGTTTAAAATATTTACCGAATATAGCATCAAGTGCTTTAGCTGAATAATTCAGATTTTCAGTAATTGTTTTATAACTTGCACTTTCATGGGCAGTTTGTGCAATAAATCCTGCCACACGATTGGGTGTAGTAATATCATATTTTGGAAACATTTCACACATAGCTTCATGCCATTCTGAAGCATCATCTTTATGAAGTATTTCTCCTACTTGTTCTTTTGTGAATTCAAAATCCATCTTGTCCGTACTCCCGTGTGTTTTCTATTTCTGTATAGAAGCTTTCATAGCCTCCAATGTGTTTATTATTCCAGAAAATTTGTGGTACTGTAGGAACTGAACCAATCTTTTCTAATAGCTCCGAATATACATTCAAATCTTCTGCGTTTTTATATTCATATTTCAAATTATATTGTTCAGCTAATTTAATCGATTTATCACAATAGCCACATTTGGGCCTTCCGTAAATTTCAATCATCGCGTTTTTCTTCTTTTTCCCAGATGCACCACGCACCATAAAATATTGCTCCATATGCTGCAAGTTTTGCAAAGGGTCCAGCAATAAGAACAATAACACCCAGAATAATTAATACTGCACCATTCCAAGAGGTCTTCTCTCCTATTTTACTTGCAATCCATTCTTTAATCATATTATTTTCCTTAAATATTTAACATCTCTTTTGTCATTATATAGTCTCGAACTAAATCTGATCGTACAATATCTTCCCAGCCGAAATTAACAATTCTAAAAAATCTCATTTGCTCAATAATCTGTATAAATTTAATAATTCCATCACTTTCATCTTTAAATTTAAAATCGGTTTGTTTATGATCACCACAAAAAATAACGCGACAATCTTTTCCTATTCGTGTAATAACAGAATCTAATTCATGAAAGTTTAGGTTCTGCATTTCATCAATAACAACGATTGCTTGATCAAAAGTACAACCTCTGAGAAAGGAAGTCGTTTCAAACTGTATTTTATTTGCGGTTTTCATTTTATTATAAGCGCCTTGAAATCCGAATAGTTCGGAACATACTAAACGATATGGTGCTTCATATGAAGATTCCTTTTCTTCTTTAGTACCAGGTAGAAATCCTTGGTCTCGCGTAGTTACTGCTGATCTAAGTACTATAATCTTATGATATATGTCTGGATCATTCAGCATAGTTTCTAAAGCAAGATATAACGCTATAAAGGTTTTACCTGTACCTGCACTACCAGACATAACTAAATTATGTTCATCATCCCAATATTCAAAAGCTTTTCTTTGATTATCTGTAATAGGTTGAATTTCAACCAATTCTTCGATATTCACCGTAAGCGAATTATTTTTTTTCATCATATTATACTGTTCTAATTGTATTATTTCTTCCAGAACCTGCTTTGATTCTATTTAAATGATCTTTAAATCCCGATGGTGTTTGACCTATCATATCTCTCTTAGCACCTATAAATCCAGGTGTTGATAGACCTTGAACCAAGTCGGAATCACTTTTTAAAGTTTCTTGTAATTCAATCCAACTACATTCGACTTCCCAAAATTCTTCATTTTTCTTATTCTTTAATGTGTAAAGGGGCATGACATATCCATTTGTATTGCTAATTTTTGTTGATGTAACATAATTCTAGTATCTCTGTGAAAAATCCCAATCCAGAGCATGCTTTTGCTTTGTTATTTCGACTTCCCATAATTTAATTATATCATCCTTTGCTGGATGATCATCAGGCATGTTTCGTGCTTTGCTGTAGTGATAAGCTTCTTCTTTTAATATCTTACGATATTTTTCAGGTATAGAAACTCTATGCACTTTGCCTGACCTCAAACCATTCAGGAATAGATCGCCGGGTCCACGCCATTTTAAATCGTTCTTGCTTAGTTTGATAATAATCTTTGTAAGATTGTACAATATCATTTTCATTGATGCACTGTGGTTCAGCTTTCATAGCCAAAGCAAATGGAGTCATTTGATATTTCCAGCCTTCTTTGATATTTTTAGGTGTATATTTTAGTGTTTTTTTGAGTAAAGTTTCTGTTTTATGAATCTTTCCATAACGATATGTATATTCTCGACAAAGGGCAAGAAAATGGTCATAATGCCACATATAGTTATTACTATTTTTCATAGTCCATACAGTACATGGATGATGGTGATGAACCGCTCTATACAAAGTATTTTCTAAACTTTCATCTGGGTGTCGGTAATATTTAATCATACGTTTACCAGATTTTGATGGTCGTGTTTCGACTGTACCATCTAACATTCTATGTGCAGTTGAAAGCATTTGGGCACTTTCAACAATCATTTTTACCACATGTTTATCACATTGCAATTTTGCCGCAAGGTAAGGATCATTGTCTAATATAAAAATATTCATTTGTTCCACTTTATAAATTCTTTGATTAGTTTTTCTCTCTCAGTAAAGTATAACATATTTTCTTTATATTGTCTAGTTCTTTCTTCATGGTACATATCAGATAATTTTTTTAAAACTTCTTTAGATGCCATTGTTTTCTCCATGTGCGAAAAGAGCCAGAGTTACTGGCTCAACTGTCGTTATTTATAATTACTTTATCCTGCTTGCATATCTCCTTCTCTAGCCCAATTGGCATTTAATTTTCTGTTGGTGTAAACCATATCCGAAGTTAGTACTGTTATAGGTAAATCTAGAAATGTATTCCATACTACATAAACCTTTTTGGTTTTGCCACCGATCCAGACCCTATATAAATCACAATAATCACGTCCATGTCCTATCAATTTCACACAAGTATGAGTGTATTCGGCGTTTTTCCGAGCATTCACAATCGACAAAGCAACATCTTTTGTATATGAGACAATGCCCCACTTTGACGAGATTACTTCAAAGTCTGTATGCGCGAACCTTTCTTCAAACCGTTTTATTATATGCTTTAGAGCATTCTTTTTGTGCAAATTTATATTATGTTTTTCCATCTTCCTATCCTACTTGAGCGTCGATTACGTTGATTAGATCCATTGCATATACATCACGAATCAGTTTGTCGGTGATCAATTCCATTTTCCGAAGCCGTTGAAATTTGACAACATAAGTATCCGCACCCCGATCCAACGATATTGTTACAAAACCTTTCCACTTACACATACCACTTGATTTAAATTGCAATGCATCCTTAGAAGTGATTGTGAGATTTTTTGCCCCCCACGCCATCAGCGCACTAGGGTCAAGAGTTTTGATTTGTGAAAGAATTGTTTCTGCGATTTTCATAGTGATTCTCTTTTCTCTCTGATTACACACTATTAATAGCATAAAAAAGGGGTCTTGTCAAGGGGTTTCTTTAAGAATCTAGATATATGCGAAGCAAACGGCTTCGGCTAGGGTGCTTCAACATTCTCAAAGCTTTGTCTTGGATTTGACGTATACGCTCTGGAGCTAAATTCATAAGCATGCCGACTTGAGCAAGTGTCATTTTTTCTTCTGAGAGAAATCCGAAACGGGCTTTCAGAACTAAGCGCATTTGCTCTGGCAAAGTATCAAGGACTCTAGACACATCTTCAGAAAAATTCATCTTATCGAAATTTATTTCATAAGAAACGTCATTTAGTCGTACAAATTCGACAGTCATTTTTGAACTCTTTCTGTGATTCTTTCTATACTAGTAATCTAACATAAAAGGGGGCTGATGTCAACCCCCTTTTGCAAATTATTTGAATTTATTTTAAATAAACTAGGCTGCCCTTACTCCAGGCATTATAGATTTTTTTGTTATATACTCATCCAAAAATTCTTTTTTTGCTTTAATCTTCTTTACTAAATCATATTTTCCTTCGCTTTCAAGTTTTTGTGCAAAACTTTCTAATTGGACACTATCATTTTGAAGTCTTTGGATTTGAGGATGAGGCATATTGTTCTCCTTAGTTAAAGTAAAAAACTGGCTTCTCAAGGAAAAGCCAGTGACGAAATTTTTAATTCTTTTATGTGTTTTTTAAACATTTATGTTTCAGATATCAGACCTGGGAAAGCTTTTTCAACTATTGTTTTCGGAATACCAGATATTTTTTTACCGATTGTCATATTAATTACGACCTCTGCATCTTCGGGATGAACGGATTCCAATAGCTTGATATACAACATTTCTCTACGAACCTTAGTCAATTCATTACTAGGTTTACCTTTAACAAAGTACTTGAATTGCTTATGTTCTTGGAGAAGATTTGCTGGAGCATTGTGTCCTTGATTAGGTTCGAATGGTGGTTTTCCTTTAGGAATAACCCACTCTAAAGATGTATCATATGTTCCCTTTAAGACATCTTTCAATGCCCAAACGAAATTATATTTTTTAAGGGTTGCTATTTTATCTTCAGATGATTTTGCAGCTTTAACTTCATTCAACATTTCAAAAACATATTTCATATTCATTTTATATAAACTCCTGTACGCATTCCAATAATAATCTACAACGGTTCTTTACCAAGTAGGGAAACACTTTACCTTTATTTTTATAAGGATCTTGTGCTTCATAGTTATTTATAATTTCTTGTTTTATGTTTTCTGGAGTTTCTGTTAAATCTACAAGTTTTTTATTACGACAGAAGTTTCTATATACTTCTTCTCCCATATCTTTACGCATATCATCTGCATTTAGCCATGCGTCCATTTTCTTTTTAGTCATAGGTCTTTGGCGTATACCTTCTGAGATAGAATTGTCGGCAGATAAAATATTTGGAACCGCATCACTGCTACAACCTTTGAATATCTTCTCCATAGTCCATCTGTGAGGATCATCTACAGTTACAACCTTTTTAGTGATAGGACTAAACTGCTTTACGTTTGGCATTTTTTGTAGCTGAATAAAATCGTGATCACCAGAAATAATCATGACATTTTCATGCTTACCAAACTCTTGAGTTTCAAACGCTATTCTTGCAATGGTATCATCTGCTTCACATCCCCATTGCCTAAGAGTTTTGTATGGAAAATTCTCTGTGATTTCATCAAATATAACACTAAGAATACGGAATGCCTCATCCCAATCAATCTTAGATTCTTCTCGTCCTTCTGATCTGCGCCATTTATACTGTGGAAATATTTCTTTACGAAAGTTGCCACCAGCATCTGCAACAACTACAATTTCACCATACTCTTTAAAATATCTTTTACGATACATACGAATTTGGTTTAGAATCATGACTCGCAAAAGACCTTCTTCTACCATGTTACCCTTCTGTGATAAGAAAGTGCCAATTGCCACACCATTATAATCAATTAGAATCATTATATTCTCCGTTGTTCATTATGTATATCATATCACAATTTAAATCAAATGTCAATCTTCAATTTCAACTTTTCCTTCATGCAGCAACCTTTGTCTATTTGCTAAATGTGCAGTTTCAACATCGGCCTTGTTTTGTCCGAAATATTTAACTGCATATCCTTCTTCAATCAAAATATTAGTAACTCTAACATTTTGTTCATATACACCACCAACTTTTCGTTCAATTAAAAAGTCACCAAGCACTCTACCAAATTTACCTTTCTTATCTTCACCAGACTTATCAATCTCGGTTTTTAGAGTTTGAATTGATCCAATAGGCAACAGTTCCTTTAATCTAGCTTTACTTGCTAGACCAAACTTCTTTTCAGTTAAATCTCTGGTTCTAGACTCTGGTGTATCAATCCCCATCATCCGAACTCTTTCTCTATGGACCCAAATACCGAAACCAAGGTCAATATCAATATCTACTGTGTCTCCGTCAACAACTCTGAGAATTTTACATTTGTATTCATACATGATTATTTTCCTTTAATGTTACAAGTATATTTATCTTTTGCATGACATATATTATTTTTTGGATTTTTTATTTTTTAATTTCAGAATAGCTTTTTTTTGTTTCTCTATTTCTTCTGCCTGTTTTTCAAGTTCTAAGTATTGTTTATCTAATTCTGAAATTATAGGAAATTCTACTATATTATTCATTTTTTTATCCTTTTTTCTTACATGATTTGAATGAATTTTACAACCTATAAATTCATTGTAATAATCATCACGAAAAAGAACCTCGCGGTCAAATTGTTCCTTTGCCTCAAAATATGACATTAAACCTTTTGTTTCACATAGTCTTAAAATTTCTCTGCTAAATCTTTCTGGACCGTCATTCTCTAAAAGTAGTTTTACTTCCTCGTTTGATCCATAATATTTCATCCAGTCGGATTCTGCCACTTTAAGTCTTTTGCGAGTTTTGCCCTTTAATGGTGGTAGTCTGCGCTTAGACCAGAAATTCTTTTTT